CTGGATCAGGTCAACGGCACCGAGGCAAATCGAATCGTTATTGAGCCGGATAGCGGAGCGTCACCTGTTATCGAATCGCTGGCAGTTAATCGGGTTAGCCACCTTTGGTTTAGCGGACTGACGTTTACCCACAACGTCGCGAATACCGACTCTCCGGGTACGGTCGGCGGAATCTGGGCGCCGAGTCGATTTTCGCCATCGAACCCAACCGGCGCAGACGTTACGCCCGGCCCGTTTGTGATAGAAAATTGCACGTTTAGCGGTTACAACGAGTGCATAAATTGCACCTATGGCGGAACAGTTCAGCTCAACTTCGGCGGGTTCTTTATTGCAGACAACACGATCATCGGTGACAAACCCGCTGATGTGCTTAGTCGCCCGGCAGACGGCGACGGATGGGGTATCAGGCTTTCTTATAGCCCCGAGAATTTTATCGGGTACAACGAAATCCGCAATTGTGGCGACGGCATGAACGGCGAAGAACGCTGGGATATTGTCGGCAACAAGATATGGGATTGCTCAGACGATGCCATTTCGACGGATGGCTCAGAATCCAACGTTCGTATCTGGGGCAACCGAATTGATAGCATCCGCGCTTATGCAATCTCTTGGCAACCGCAGAATAGCGGTGGCTGGTATCTTTGCTATAACCAAGTAACAAATTGCGGCTTCGGTGCGTTCAAGTGGCGCTACTCGGATCGCAACGTATTCATCGGGAATACCATTCAGCCAAACCCGAACCCGATTGGTAACTGGATTAGAGGTTATCATCGCAACAACCTTTTCGTTCTCGGCAACGCAAACATCTACTCAAGCGGCGCTGGCGCGGATGATAGAGAAGAAAGGGCAGGCCAGTACCTTCCAAACTGGACTGTAGATACTGACTACAATGGATTCGATCATAACGAAGACGGTGGCGGCAATTTTGCCTTCTGGGGTTTTGATGGCGTGAACCGCTCTGGATACGCTACTATTGCCGCATTCCGCAGCGCGGCAGCGACAGCGGGATCGACTGCAATTTCCCTGGAGGAAAACTCCATCTCTGTTAATGCCGTGGATATTCTGACCTCGACAACATACGACAAAGACACGCCGATAGAATTAGCCGCTGGAACAAACGCTGCTGTTGATGCGGGCATTTCGGTGCCGAACCTTGCAAGTGCTACCGTATTGGGAACAGCGACGCCTGACCTCGGCTGTATTCAGCGCGGAGCAACACCATATCAAGTCGGCCCACGAACTAGCGAGCTAGGCGTGTCAATGGACCAGCGTACCTATCACTGGAGTATTTACTAATGGCAATTACTTTGGTCGGAGTAACCACAGCGATTGATTCTGTTGGGACTATAAATGACTTGAGCATTGATCTACCTGGGGCTTCTCCGGGCGATGATATTGCTGCAAATGATGTGGCTATCATAACTAATTATCACCGTAGGTCGGGGAACACGCTGCGTCCGACAGGTTTCGATATAGAACGAGAGGACGATGAGAATGCTGATAGCACGTTGCTAATTAGCGGTATTTACTCAAAAGTTCTAACTGGCGCAGAGACGACCATAACACAGGTTTTCGACCCGCTGAATCTTGACTCAGCAAAATCGTCAATGTGTTTCGTTTATCGCGGTGCCAACACAGCACAATCGTTAGACGTTGCTGCTACTTATGTGTTTCAAAACGATTCGACCCCAAATTTCCCTGCGATTACCCCTACTAGCGACAACGGTGCAGTTTTGGGAGTGCAAATGGTCGGTGTAACATCACTTGAGTATACGGCGCTTGCCAACCCTGCAACACCTGCTCTTACATGGGAGAGTTGGTATACGACAGGCCTTCCCTCAGACCAAGTTGCTATTGTTAATATGTTTGCGCTTATGTCATTGGATTACGGAACCGCCGGTGCACTAACATTTTCTCAAATGAGTCATACATATACCGGAACGGACTTTGCACTTAATAGGCTTTATTCAATTGCTTTGCGCCCTGCACCAGTAGACCCTACCCACCCCTTCACATCAGTAACACTGTCTGGATAGGTCGTGAGAAGAAGCGCCATAATTTCGGCTGATCCGCCCAACGTAGCTAGCCCGCTATCGATAAGTACTGACGGAAGGTACTTCGTGGACCCAAGTAACCAACCTGTCCTTGTAAAAGGTGATACTGCATGGAGTTTGTTTAATCAGATTTCCCTTGCAGACGCACGGCTGTACATTGACGATACTGCCACTAGAGGCTTCAACACGCTTCTGGTGTCGATAATTGAAGATTTCTATTCCGACAACACACCGGCGGAAGTAAACGTCAACGGCGACAATCCGTTTAACCCAATAAACGATTTCGCAAGTCCGAATGAGGCATATTGGCAACACGTCGATGCTGTAGTCTTATACGCCAAAAATTTAGGTATAACGTTTTTCTGTGTTCCGTCCTACATCGGGTTTTCCAACGATGGGTGGGCCGCTGAACTGGATGCGGCAACGCAAGCTGATCTTATCTCTTACGGTGAATTCCTCGGTGCCAGATACGCATCGTATGGCAACTTTATTTGGCTCGGTGGAGGCGACCGAGCGCTAGATAACCCAGTTGAAGACAGGGCAAAGCAGGTCGCGTGGGTCGAAGATGTCATGTCTGGAATTATCAGCCAGTGGCCGACAAACGCACCGTGGGGTATTCACACAAGTCTGGATGAAGATCACCGCGCCAAGTACGGTGCAGACTTTTCGTGGATGAATATCGCAGGGGTCTACACGTACAACGATACGGCAGGAGCAGCCTATACGCTCGCCAATGCTTTCTACAACGACACCCCGGCATGGCCGGTGTATTTCCAGGAAGGGAATTACGAGAGCAGTTCAGGGGTAACGGAGAAATTCACACGGACTCAGACCTGGCAATCAGTACTTGGTGGTGCGACTGCCGGGTATATATTCGGCAACCATTCAATATGGGCCTTTGGCGCTCAACCAGCGAAATTTTATTCTACTTACACATTGTCTGAGTTTCAGGATTGGAAAGGTAAGCTGGACACGGTAGGTAGACAGGGCGCAGCGACGGCTGGCGAAATTCTTGAGTCTGTAAGTTGGTACCTTCTTGTACCCGATGATGCTGCAACAGTCATAACATCCGCTCTGGGAACAGGCGATAACCGAATTGTCTGTGCAATCTGTTCTGACGACTCTGCCGCGCTTGCTTACGTCCCAACAGCGACGAACCCAACCGTAGACATGTCGGAGTTTACCGGAACAGTGGTAGTAGATTGGATTGACCCGATAACCGGCGGTGTCACTTCTGACAACTCGTATGCTGCATCCGGCAGTCAGACCATAACACATCCAGGCAATAATTCAGACGGCGAAGCTGACTGGGTTTTACGCATGATAAGTACTTAGGAGAAAGGCATGTTAAAGAGAATCGCGGTTTTCTTTTTTGTACTGCCCACAACCGCATTTAGTGCACACTTCGACATCATCGACCATCCGCAGTTTCCGAATGGCGGGAGCTATCTTGATACCGGTGTGCCATTGGGTGAGTTCCAGTCGCAGCTACATTGGGGCGTGACGAGAGGTGCAGAACAGCCGATCACGCACATCCACATCCAGTGCAAGGACTTGCCGCTGTACGCGCACGTAACGCAGCCGTTCGACATCCAGTGCCGGGTGACTCTGTTCCAGTACAACGCCGAGGCAACACTCAATGCGTATCGCGGCAAGCTCACGGCCAACTGGCAGAGTGGCGGTACGTCTGCCGGGTTCGCGGGACGCTCCAGTGATGGAGTGTCAATTACCCCTGACCCGAATGGTGCGGTCAATTCTGAATGGGTGACGATTACGCTTGATCCCGCCTTGTCTCGACGCAGCGGCTATATGTGGTTCCGAGTCGGGGCGTCGGCTACGTTTAACGTGGAGCCGAATTTTTCGATTCAGGCGACCATCAAGATTCCAGTTCTTATCACGAATGGTGCGCCGGACTCTGGCGCGACGGCAAGCGACTGGCACCCAAAGACGAGTGGCATTGGTAACCACATCAACGACGCCAATTCGCCGAGCCTGCGCCAGCACGCCTTCATGTATAGTTTCAACGAGGTCGAGTCGCACTGGCCGATACTGCCGATCACGCAGCCGTGGCCGGTCACTGTGAAGCTCGGGCGAGCAGAACGTGCATGGGAGAACTGCGGTGTTGAAGAGCATAGCTCGTCGGTCAGGCTTGATCCGGCACTACACGCCGGGAACCCAGGCCAGTACATCAGCATGTTCTCTGGCGTATCACCTGATCCCCGCTGGAGCTTCCACACCGTCAACCTTGATCCTCAGTCCCTGTCCGTTGGCCTGCACAAACTAATGGCCGAAGCCACCACGATCAGCAAGCCAAATGCCTGTACTCCGCCCCCTGCGCCGTTTCAGGACGAGCCGAATATGGAGCAGTCGGGCATCATTCTTGGTAGCTTCTACGTGGGTGAATACGTGCCGCCTACTGAACCGCCCACCGAGCCGCCAACTGAGCCGCCCGTTGATGATCCGTATCACACGCGCATTTGCGTACACACGGCAAACGCTCGGAAAGAAGCAGAGTTCGGCAGGTACGAGGCTCCTTCCGCAGGTGGCGGCACAGAGTGCTGGCCGGATGAGATCACTTACGACCGAGTTCGATAGAGTAGAGTAGACACTGTGGCAGTAACGTATCTTGGTTTTTCTCGTATCGACACCGGCGGTGCGACTGGCGCGACGACACAGACAACGCCATCGTCGGGAGCCACTATTGGCATCTTGATGGACATGTTCTGGGGCGACCACCCAGATTACACGTACCAGTCAGTCAGCGTAGATAATCAGTCAGCGACCCTCTCAATAGCTAACAGAACGGACCAGACAACCCCTTTTACAACAGGTGCCATACTTGGCTTCGTTACTGGGTTTACTTCGGGCTCTAGTGTAGACGTTGTCTGGGATCTCGAGGGGACGACCTATTCATCTAGTGAAGGCGGGCGACTCCACATATTGTGGTTTTCTGGCGTTGATACTACGACTCCATTTGCTGCGTCCGGAGTAAACTATAATATAAATACGAACTCCGCGACGGTCACACTTAATAGCGTTAATGGGTTGTTCTGTATCTTCGCAATGGAGGAGTATACAGGCGTAGGAGGGACCGGTATAGTAACTCCTGTAATCACCGGATCCCCAACTATCTCATATCTTACTAACGATATTACTTACAGAGCACAGAGATGGGACGTAGGCACTTTTACGGCGAATACCGCAAATACTACGGTCTCTGTTACATCCGACAGAGGTATCGGTTATGGTACTGTCATCTTCGCTGCCTTAAACGAAGAGGGAAGTGCTACTAACGATACCGCCAACCCTGCAGGCGCTCAGTCGGTAGGCCAGGCTGGAACAATTACGCCGCAAGTAGTTAGTGCAGGACCTATAAACCCGTTCGCTTCAGTAGATATTACGCTGTGATGACATGTCCGGGCAAAGCAAAACACTGTTGCTGGGTCAGAGGCAAGGAATGTCGACACATTATTCGCGACTACACAGACGAAAACGGCTATTTTCGTGAAGTTGCTTGCGGATTGCGTGCCGAACTAGGCGATTGGGATAAAGTACTAGAAGATCCACGATATCCCGCCAACTCGTGGGCGGCTGGAATAAATTGCAGAGACTGGCCGGAAAGCCCAAAGCAGCATAGAGGCTGCAACATCTGCGGAGCGTGTGAGTAGTGGCTACCTGGAATATCACGGTACCAGCGGCATCCGGTGTAGGAGCGTTACTGTCAGACGTAGTCGGTAGCGCAATAACACCACCGGGTGACTTTGATGGCGCGACCATTAATAGCGTCGCTGTCAGTGGTACGCCTACGGTAGTAGACAGCGAGAACTCTAACGATAGCATCTGGGTTCGCTGGTTTGTCCGCACCACGGGCGGTACGGCTGTATACGGCGGTGATGCTAGTGATGCAGCGTCTATATGCTATCACAATGCAAATTTTGATCAGACAACACATACTATCGTCGACGGCACTGCACGCAGTCCAGCGCCAACAACAGCAGTTGCTGCCGACTGGGATGAGATTGCGTATAGTTATACCTATACGGTATCGGGTAAAGATGACGACAGCACAGTGTCCTGGGCGTCTTTTACCATCGTCGTCGACTACACTCCTTCAGGTAGTACGACTGACGATACCGCTGACCCTACGACAGCAGGGGCGACTGGCCAAACCGGCAGTGTAACTGCGATAACCTCAGCCATTGTCTCACCTGCAGGCGTGGCCGTGTCTGGGCTGGCCGGAGCGCTAACTAAGTCGTTCATCACTACTGGTCTGTTGGGCGCGGCCGCACTGAGTGGAGCCGGTACGGCCGACGCTGCGATAGGTGGCGGTATAACTGACGCCACTGCTGAACCAACCGGTGTAGAGGCGACGGCGCTCGTCAAAGATACGGCGTCTACAGTTAACGTCATATACGGCCCAAGTGGCTCGGGTTCTACAGCCGCAGCCGGTACGGCGGTAGCAGACGCGGCAACAGGTACGATTAGCGACACGGCTTCTCCTAGTGGTGTTGTTTCTACTGGACAGACCGGCAATGTAGCTGTAATCACAACTACTACTGTCATAATAGTCCCAGACGGCGCGTCAGCGTCCAGCCAAATCGGCGACGTCGATGTAGCCGCCAATACTAACATAGATGTTACGGCCGATGGTGTCTCCGCTACAGGGTCGACAGGTACGGCGATAGCTAGCGTAATCTCTGGTACTACAGATGCTACCGTCGATCCCGTAGGCGTATCATCTACTGGCGAGGTACAGACGCTAAGCCAGACTACCGTAACTACAGGCGTTCTTGGCAGCTCTTCCACTAGCCAAGCCGGCACGGCTGGTGTGAGTCTAGTAGCCGGAGCAGAGACTGATCCTTCAGGTGTAAGTGCAGACGCCCAAGCCGGCAACGTAGAGACGGTTACACAACAACTGGCTCTAGCGAATCCGTCCGGTACAGAAGCGTCTGGCCAAATCGGCGACATCGATGTAGCCGCCAATACTAACATAGATGTTACGGCCGATGGTGTCTCCGCTACTAGCCAGGCCGGTACGGCGATAGCCAGCGCAATCTCTGGTACTACAGATGTTACCGTCGATCCCGTAGGTGTATCGTCTACCGGCGAGGTACAGACGCTAAGTCAGACTACCGTAACTACAGGCGTTCTTGGCAGTTCTTCCACTAGTCAAGCTGGCGCGATAAGTGTCGGTCTAACCGCCGGAGCCCAAGCTGATCCTGTCGGAGCGAGCGCGTCTAGTCAAGCGGGCGTTCCCGCCGTAGTCACTGTGTCGAACGCCTTGGCTACACCAGATGGTGTAGAAGCGCTAGCGCTAGTTAAGGACACGGCGTCTACAGTCAATATAGTCTATGGACCGAGTGGCGCGGAGATAGCTAGTGCAATCGGTGTCACCCAAGCGCTGGCGGTAGATCCAGGTAACGCTATAGCTTTACCTGATGGCGTCGACGCAACTGGTTTAACTAGGCTTTTCGGCATATCATCTACAGACATAGAGCCAGACAGCGTAGATAGCTCTGGATCAGCGGGTATATTGACTGCTGAATCTGCAGGACCTGTGTCTAATGCGCAAGCTGATCCGACCGGCGTTCAAGCGATTGCTCAATCTGGCGATCCAAGTATCGCTGCGCAGTTCGACGCGACGATAACACTAGATGGCGTGATTACTAGCGGCCAGGCTCAGACACTCAATCGAGCCACCGTAGTTACTGGCATTACTGGTTCGGAAGCGTCCACAGTAGCAGGTATAGCCGAAGGCGTACTCGACGGCAATCGCGTTGTCGATCCTGTTGGTGCAGTTGCGAGTGCAGAAGTCGGATCTGTCTCCATAGCGACTACGGGCAGTGTTACTGCTACGTTTGCCGGCGTAGAGGCTAGCAGCCAGGCCGAGGTATTCGATCAGTCCTCTACATCCTTCGACATTGATGGCGTCGAAACTACGTCAGAACCCGGCATTGTCGCTATACAGATTATCGCTGGCCAGATCAACGCTACAGCTTTGCCAGACGGCGCAGCTTCGATCAGCCAAGTAGGCGACGTCGGCATAGAGGCGTCCGGCAGTGTAGTAGCTCTACCGATAGGTGTTGACGCCTCCGGATTGGCGGAGTCCGTAGACGCCAATACTATAACCAATACGTCAGCACAACCAAGCGGTATCGAGGCGGTAGGCCAGGTCGGAGACGCTCAGGCTAGTTCGATTACGAATACGTCGGTCGATCCTATTGGCGCAGTAGCGACAACCGAAGCCAGCGGTGCTGACCTTGTCGTCAGTGCAGTCTCTCGACCGGTCGGTGCTGAGCTTACAACTGATGTCGGTTCGGTAGATGTCGACTTTATCGGTAGCGTTACAGCTCTACCGGACGGCGCTCTCGCTAACGCTCTACTCGGCGACGCCGTAGGCCGTACGTCAGGTACGGAAGTAGTTGTAGCACCCGGAACCCAGACTAGCGGCGCAGCTGGCTCTGTATCTGTCATCGCCCAACGAGTAGTTACGGCCGATCCTACAGGCGTACAGTCGACAAGTGGGGTCGGCGAAGTAGATACAACTTACGGCGCTACTGCATCACTAATCGGCGTAGAGATCTCTAGCGAAGCGGGTACGATATTGACGTCGACGACTTCGTTCGTCATCACACGTCCTATAGGCGTATCGTCAATAGTCGCCACTGGTGAAGTAAGCACGTTCATTCTCTCTGGTTCCAACTACTTCACTGAGGCTAGAGACTTAGAGGCGCGTTTCGACGCGGCCTGGAATCACACAGATATTCAATGGTACGGGGTGCCCTTCACTAGCAAGACTCGATCAGAGTGGGTTAGATTTGTTAACCGATCTGGTCGTGCGGAACAACTCTCTACCGGCAATGCTAATAACGCGTATCGGTATAGTGGTTCTGTCGTCATAGAGATTTATGTGCGACCGAATACAGGTTCTATGAGAGCGATGGAGCTCGCTGGTCTAGCAGAAGATGTTTGGAGAAGTGCGATCTTCTCAGACCTTCGAATGAGTGTACCGAGAATCGAGGAAGATGGAATCGTCGATGGTTGGTACAAAGTAAATGTAATCACGTCTTATCAAAGGGACGCCTTTCAGTCTAGGAGTATTTAGCTATGACACTCGCATCAAGTAATCGTGCCTCTTTACGCTACATCGCTGAGAGCACTTTCGGGACTACACCGGCTACGCCGGCGTTTAATGAGCTTCGTTATAACGGCGAGTCTCTCAACTACAACATTAACAACGTGGTCTCTGACGAGATTCGCGCAGATCGCATGACTACTGACCTTATTCAGGTCCAGGCTGATTCGTCAGGTGACATCAATTTCGAGCTGAGCTATAGCGCGTTTGATGACTTCATAGCAGCCTCTCTTGGTAGCGCATGGAGCTCTGATCTCGCCGTCGCTGAGTCCGACATCGATGCCGCTGCTGCTGACAATAGCTTCAACACAGCGGCTGGCGATTTTGTCGCTGATGGTATAGTTGTCGGCAAATGGATTAAGGTGTCAGGATTCACCGACCCAGCTAATAACGGGTTTTTCCGAGTAGTGAGTGTTATCTCGACCAAGATCGTCGTAGCCGGCGGGACCTTAGTGACCGAACCCGCTGGTGATGCCATCACTATGGTCGGCGCCCACGTACGTAATGGTGTTACTGAGCTTTCGTTCAGTATTCAGAAAGTGCTCGAGGACGTGTCTCCGAATCAGTACTTCCTCTTTCGAGGCATGCGAGTAGGTCAGATGCAGCTCGCCTTCGAGACTGCCGCCATTCTTACAGGTACGTTCTCGTTCATGGGTCTATCCACTAAAGCAGACACGACTGGTGAAGCCGGCCAAACACTAGTTAACGCGCCGACGAACGAGGTGATGAACGCTACCGGCAACGTGCAGAACATTTGGATCGATGACACGATCACGACCGGCACCTACTTCAATAACCTGAACTTGAACGTTAATGGCAACCTCCGTCCCCAGGACGCGCTCGGCAGTCTTCCGCATATCGGTATAGCCCTAGCTCGTATGGAAGTTACAGCCGACGCGGAGCTCTACTTCCAGGACGATACTGAGTACCAGAAGTATCTAAATGCCTCGTTCTTCAGCCTTGCGTTCCGAGTTCAGGACAACTCTGGTAACGCGTACATCTTCACTCTGCCTCGATGCAAGTACGAGACAGGGGAGGTTGTAGCCGGCGGACTTGACCAGGACGTATTTCTGTCGACTACTATTCGGGCGCTACGGGATCCGACGACAGATAGCATGGTGCAGATCGATCGCTTCGCGGCTTAATCGTCAGTCTGACTCTAGGAGCGTCATACTCCTAGAGTCAGACACGATAGCGCTACTTATTTCGTATAAAACAGTCGAGAACGACATAAAATGATACGAAAAGACAGCAAGCTCACGGCAGAGACTGTAATTAGTACTCTGCTATTCTCTGCTAGTATAGTACTATACTAGTAACTTTAGACGGAGTAATATAGAGATGTTTAATATCGATCAGACAACAGTTGATAAGGAAGAGTCTGGAGTATGGACTCGTTTTCGCGGTAGTGAGTTTCTTATCGCATCAAGTGGAAGTAATCGATTCCAAAAAATATTCGCAAAGCTTCAGATGCCGTATAGAAAAGAGATACTCAAGAATAGACTAGATCCTGAGACACAGATCGAGATTATGTCTCGAGCACTGTCTCGAGCCGTAGTCCTCGACTGGCGCGACGTCACTAACAACGACGGTGAGAATGTGCCTTACGATGTCGAGATTTGCTACAACGTTATTCGCAATAACGCAGAATTTAGAGACTTTGTTACAGACTTTGCTACCGAAATCAGTAACTTTATCTCTGAAGAGCGAGATGAGCTGGGAAAGTTTGCAGAGAAATCATCAACTGGCAAGTCCAATACGGAAGCCGCCTGAAATTTCTCGAAGAACTACAAGATAAAGGATTAGAACCGGATGCGCTCAATAAAAAACCAGAGATACCCATATACTTACTTGAGTATATCGAGGCTTTCTACGCGCTATCTTCGAAGAGATCAGCAAATTTCTCAGGATCTAATCCGATATCAATGGCCGATATCGACGCTTATCTTAGACTATTTCCTACTGATAACATTCGTCTCTTTGTATACCTGGTGTCCGAAATGGATGACGAATATCTGCAATATCAGTATAACAAGGTGAAGACAAAGAGCTAGGTTATGGCTGAGAATACTCGATTAAATGTAGAAGTTGACGCCAGTAGAGCGACGACGTCAGTTAATACGCTGACTGCAGCCTTTGCTAGGTTGCAGTCAGCGGCCTCTTCTGTCGGCTCATCATTTACCAGGCTGGGCGGCATTACGACCAGTGTATTTGGTCGAATGGCATCACTAGCTGGCGGCGCATTTAGAGTGATGAGGGGCGGATTTAAGGCTATTGCCGCTTCGATAAGGACCTTTATGTCGGTATTTCGTACGGCATTAAAGCTCGTAGCTATATCAGCGACGACTTTTACACTCTTTGCTCGTAGTGTAGCAGACGCTGGTAATACGATTAACAAGTTTATCAATACTCTTGTAATCTTGAAGGGCAATACGACCGATGCTACGGCAGAATTGGAAGAACTGTTTAGTCTAGCGAATAGACTAGGTACGTCGTTTACTGCAGCCGCACAACCGTTTACTAAATTCGCAGCTGCTGCGGCAGGCGCGCTCAGTGATCAGTCTATTCGAGACGTGTTCGAGGCGTTTTCTACTGTAGGTGTCGCTCTTCAATTGGGTCAGTCAGAGGTTACTGGTGTATTCTTAGCGCTCCAACAGATCGCGTCTAAGGGCGTAGTATCCATGGAAGAATTGAGACTGCAGCTCGCTGAGCGTGTTCCGGGAGCGATGCGACTTGCCGCATCGTCGATGGACATGTCTATGGCTGAATTCGAAAAAGCCGTTCAACAGAGAACTATTAATGCTGGCGAATTCTTAGAGCGATTCGCTGCTAAGCTTAAGGCGACATTTGGCGATGCTGCCGAACTAGCGTCTACTCGACTATTCGCTAATATTCAGAGACTAGGTAACGAGTTGCTCAAGTTTAGACAAAAAGTCTTTGCCTCCGGATTTGAGTCTGGCCTACAAAACCTCGTCCAATCAGCGATTAACTTCTTAAAGGATAACCCAGAACTAGCTGAGGCCATGGGCCGATTCTCTGAGAGCGTGTTTAATCGGGTCGCGGATTTCCTCAATAACTTATCCGGTGATAAGGTAATTAGTATCATAAATCGCATCATAGCTGCGATAGAGACTCTAATCAACGCTCTAAATGTCCTAATCTTTAAGATCCAGATGCTCTTTAACGACGAGCTCAAGTCGCGACTATCGTCTCTAGCCGATGCCACGGAAGAGTTGGGCGATAAGCTACAGCAACGAGAAGAAGGCAAACTAGTAAGAGAGACTGGACAGATAACAGTCAGTCGAGATAGTCGGTTTCTTCCGGGAGGCATTACTAGAACCGCTACGCGAAGAGAGATGGCCGAAGCAGTAAACGATACACTAATGGCCGAATCAGCGCTTAATACTATGCGAATAGCTATAGAAAAGAATAGAGAAGAGTTAGCACAGTTCGGCATAGAGTTTGGTAAGCTACCTGAGGGCATGTTAGACGTGTTTACTGGGGGCGAACTAGACGTAAGACCAGCAAGAGTTTCTCTACCTCGTATAGAGCCAATACCTGAAGATCGGCGCGGCGCCTTTGATCTCAGCAATCAGCCCGTAAAAGATTTTGGTATGAGTCCGTCGCTTCTTGATGCGCTAGAGAGAGCCGATCGTATGATAGAGATTACGACCCCAGAGTTCTATCAGAAACTCTTATCAGGAGAGATTCGTGATGCGATGAGCGACTTAGATAGAGTTACTCTCGACCTCAATGTAGCTAATGAGGCGCAGTCTATCTTACTAGATAAGATTAAGACTACTGAGGAAGAGCTCGATGCGTTGAGAAAGAGCGACGTTTCAAATGAACAGGCCGCAGAACTCAACCAAAATACTCAGAAACTAAACGAGCTACAGCAAGAATATCTGGCCGGCGAGGAGCGGAAGAAGGAGCTTAAGGAAGAGCTGATTAAGCTTATGGCCGAGGAGCAGCGATACTTGGCACAGTTTAAGACGTTCCAACAGGAGCTAGAGGAGACCTTTACGTCGACTCGTGATGTCTTTATAAACATGATCAAGTCTACTGAGGACGCGATCGCTGACTTCGTAGCTACAGGCAAGATGAACTTCAAGGATCTAGCCGATGAGATCATACGGCAGTTGACCAGAATGGCTGTTCAAGCGTTTCTTACGAGGTTCGTTCTTGGGCCACTTCTTGGTCCTATGAGCGACAATATTGGTAGTGGTCTGGGCGGCACGTTTGCGGAACCAACGCCAAACTCTAATATGGGTATGGGCCCACCTGTTGGTCATACCGGTGGAGTATTCCATGATGGCGGTATTGTAGAGGGTACGGCCTCTAGATTCAGCTCTCTAAAGCGAAACGAGCGAGCTATAATCGTTGAGCGAGGTGAAGGAGTATTTACGCGAGACCAGATGGCCAACATGGCAAGCCTATCCGACGTATCTCGAGTAGCTCGATCAAACATATCTCCAATCAACGTATCTGCACCAACCGTTAACGTGGAGAGAGGGTCTACTCGGGTTGAAGTTATTAACAACACTCCGTCTCAAGCGGACGTACAGACGATTCCGCAAGGCGACGGATCTGAGTTGATACGGGTGATGATCGGAGCAGTCGCTAGTGATATAGCGGCTGACGGACCTATTTCACAGACAATGAAGGGTAAGTTCGGTCTAAGAAATCGAACTAATATACGATAATGGGTGTAGCGTATCCAGGCACTCTGCCTCAAAATTTCCAGACTCAGGGCTATAAGGAGACTGGAGCTGATAATCAGATTCGCTCGACTATGGATGTCGGACCTTCTAAGGTACGACGTCGTACGACGGCAAACATTCGCACAGTTGTTGGCTCGTTCTTCTTAACGCCTTCACAGTATGCGACCTTTAAGACGTTTTACGAGACGACTACAGCTTACGGCACGTTACCCCATGATTTCACAGATCCTCACGGTAATACGAATGAGTACAGGTTTGTAAAACCGCCTGTATACACACCGAACGGTAACATTGAGTGGATCGTACAAGTTGAGTGGGAGGAGCTACCATAATGGCTCGCAGCGTATCTCTACCGGCTATACAAGCTTCGTTGGCTCAGCAGACTGACGAAGTGTTTCTTGTTTTACTTGAGGTGGATCACCCGTCTCTAGGTACACCGATTAGGTTTGTTAATAATAACGAGAACATCACCAGTAATTCCAATGTCTATACGGCTTTTCCATTCGAAGTTACTTTACCTGACGATCAAGAATCTCGTGAACCCAGGGCCGAGCTGCGTATTGACAACATTTCTCGTGAGATAATGGACGAGGTGAGGTCGATACAAGACCCGCTCACAGTTACTCTGAGCGTCATACTGGCATCTTCACCTAATACGATTGAGTGGGGTCCTCTCGAATTCTTGAGTCAGGGCGTATCTTACGACGCTACTCGAATTACGTTTTCTCTGATCTATAGCGCGTTCGCCGAAGAACCTTTTCCATATCTGGTATTTGATCAAGTCAATTTCCCAGGCATGTTTAAGTGACTAGAGACTGGCAGAAATATATCGGTCTTCCGTATAGAGAGGGCTCGTGGGGTCCGGAGGAGTTTGACTGCTGGGGGCTGTTATCAAAATTTTATATGGAGCAGTTCGACATAGATCTCACGTCGGAAATGACTACTTATGTGAGTCATCGTGATAAAATCCGAAGACTGTCAGATAATATACGATTCTGGGAACCCATTAATTGTCCAGAATTCGGAGATGCGGCGCTCTTCCTAATTCAAGGACGAGTACCTCATTGTGCGATTTATGTAGGGAACGGAAAAATTCTTCACTCAGTTGACGGACTATCGTCCTGTGTGCAAGACGTCAATCACCCAAGATGGAAGTCGAGACTTGAAGGATATTATAGACACCGTTCACGTACTAGCTAAACCTAATCCGTTTAAGCAAGAAGTACTGGAAACATACATTGGTCCGGGAATGTCTATCCGAGATATTCTCGGCAATGACAGTGACTCGTATCTAGTATGCCTAGACGGCGAGATGATACCGTCTGATCAATGGGCGCTTACATTTCCAGCGGCTGACAGTCACGTAGTAATCACACGACTGCCACAGGGCGATTACGGAAAAGACATTCTTCGTATAGTAGCCTTTGTAGCGGTCCTCTACTTTGCCTGGTGGGCGGCGCCGTCGTTTGCTGGATGGTTCGGCGGTTCTGTTGCGTTCTGGCAGTCTGCGCTCTCTTTTGCTGGGGTTCTTTTAGTAGGCCTTCTTCTTCCTCCAACCCTGCCTAGCGTAGATAATACTGAGCGAAGGAGGCTAAATGCTCTAACTGGCACTCGTAATCAGTTCGCTCCGTTCAGTCCGATACCTATAGTGTACGGTACGCATCGACTATATCCTCCGTACGCTTCAGTTCCCTACACAGAGATTATCGGTGAGGATCAGTACCTCAACTGTATTTTCTGCGTCGGCCTGGGTGAGTATGAGATTGATGGGGCTGACATAAAGATCGGCGAGACTGTGGTAACTGACTACGAGGATATAGAGGTCCTTCAGACAGACCAGCCGACACAGCCAGACATCTTCGAGGAACAGCTCAGTCTCACACTAGACCAGGATGCGGAACCCGGAGATTCGCAGACAAGAACCACGCAATCGTCGACGTCTATCGTTGGTCTAGATTTCGTACTTCCTTCTGGACTGATACAGATCGATCCGGATGACGGCGATAAGCACTATGTACGAATTCACTTGCTGATTGAGTATCGTATCTCTGGGTCTTCCGACCCATGGGTCAGCATGACTTCTACTGACTGGGGTAATACTACTCGTGGTGACCAACAGATACGAACTGATGACTCCGCTGGTATTCAACAGGTTTTAGCCGCCCGCCTGGCCTCCACAATTATATCAGCTTCGTATGGGTCTGTCGAGGTTTCTAATCTAAACAGTTCATGGGTCCAGATCAGCGCGCGTACACGTGACCCATTACGAGTAGGAGTTAAGTTCCCGGCTGGATCGTCTAATACTTGGGACGTAAGAGTTACGCGAATGCGCACCCAACTCGACAGCCGCGGCACACTAGACTCAACAAATGATACGTGGGATCAATACGCTGCTACTCTTGTATGGACCTCGTTAAAGAGTATTAACCCAGACCAAACCGCAGTAGCACTTCCAGCGAATACAGCTACGTTCCTGGTCGTTCGTATTCGAGCAACAGACCAGCTGACTGGCACAATTGACTCACTTAACGTTATAGCTAAGAGACGCCTTCGTAGTTGGAACAAGGTTGGACAGACATTTAATTCAGTCGCGAGCACGAGAAATCCTGCTTGGGCATTTTTAGACGTATTAACCGGTTTAGGGAACGCGCGACCAATCGCCTCTGGTGACGAGGCAAATAAAATCCTCTTAGACGACCTAGCTGACTGGGCGACGTATTGTGCCAATGAGAGCTTCTTCTATGATGAAGTCATTGACTACTCTACGTCTGTCTTCGAGGCACTAAGTAAGATAGCTAGCGTAGGGCGAGCCTCTCTTACAAATCGTGACGGAAAATGGGGTATAATACAGGAGAAATTAGAGGGTACGGCTGTACAGTATTTCACACCTCGTAATTCTTGGGGCTTCTCGGTTACTAAGCGATTTGTAGACTTTCCACATGCGCTCAAAGTGAGGTTTATTTCAGAGGATGACGGGTATCAGGAGGTCGAGCGCTACGTTTACGATGATGGCTACAATGTTGGAAATGCGACTAAGTTCGAAGTACTGCAGCTGTCTGGTATCACAGACCCCGATCAGGCTTGGAGAGTAGGTCGATATACTATCGCATCTACTAAGTTGCGACCAGAGATATTCACATTTAATACGGACGTCGAGCACCTTATCTGTCAGAGGGGAGACCATATACTCGTAGCACACGATATACCGCTATGGGGTACGGTCTACGGTCGTATTACGGATATTAGCGGTAATCAAGTAACTCTGGACGAGGCAGCTGTACTCGATGGCGGTACTAGCTATCGTATGAGAGTACGTCTGAATGACGGGACTTCTGTAATAGAAGACCTTACGTCTCAGGGCGGAGAGACATTTACTCATACATTCACGCCGTCCATACCTGCTGGCATTAGCGTCGGCGATCTAGCTATGGTAGGCGAACTATCCCTCGAAGCCCAGGAGCTCGTAGTAATCGCAGTAGAGCCAGGCTCAGATCTTAGTGCGCGAATTACTTGCGTAGAGGCCAATGACGCTATAATCAATGCAGATACAGGTACGATTCCAGCGTACACACCCAGCATAACTCTGCCTGCAGATATAACGACGGTACGACCTGCCCCGCCGTACGATCTTCAAACAAATAGCGGTCAGTTGACGCAGAACGTGGACGGCGCTAGCGTTCTTCGTCCACGTATAGTAGTTACGTGGTCCTTGGTTGGAGACGCTGATCAGAGATGGCCAGCTCTTAATGGCCAGATAAGATATAGAGAGTACGACGCTACGTTTAAAGGAGGTACTTGGACGTACATAAGCACCTTTAATGCATTTGCCGCATACGCTGAAATTACAGCTGTTGATATTGGGCTTCAGTATGAGATCCAGATGCGGACAATCAGTCCATGGGATAAGTCGTCACCATGGTCGACCGCTGTAATTCATACAGTATCCGATCAGACTATCTCACCGCTTGTTCCTACTAATTTAACCGCAACAGCTGTACGCGGAGGAGCATTACTCAGCTGGTCAAACCCAGTATATACCGTATTTGACTTTGTCCAGATCTGGGTGTCCAATACAAATGTCAGATCCAACGCAGCAGTTATCGGTACAACTCGTGACGACGTCTTTTATGATAACGTGTCTGAGCCAGATAGAGCGCGATACTATTGGGTAAGAGTTGTAGATAAGTACGGCCAGTTTTCTGAGTACGAGCCATCCACGACTACTACCACTGCCGTAGCGTTTCCTCTTATCGAGCAACGACCTATAGTAGCAGACCCATTCATACGACAAGGCCCGTCCTTTTGGTCCCTTAGTACTGGATCATCGTATGTAGCGGGTGCCGGCACCGACGGTACTGACGTCATACAAGTTAATACGACGAGCTTTGGTACCGGATTTACTACTGCAGCCAGACGCGGTCCAAATGACTGGGATACTCTAGCGTTCGATAATATGACGGTAGAGGTGCGGATGCGAGTAAGACTCGTGAACGCAGGAGCGGGGGAGTTTTGGAGTCAAGCGCCTATAGTACGCATACTAGTAGAGGATGAGGGAGGAGGCAATCCTACATACTACGGAGTAGCCGGTAATCGAGGTGGCCGCATATTTTCTAACACTGATACGCTAAATGTGTGGTATGATACTACGTATATCATCGAGATTGACGCGGAAGAAAATGAGACTCCTCCGAGATTTATGAGGGTTGACGTCCTCTTTGGAGTAAACCTTATTGGTCCTGTTTTCCAGATAGACTTCATGGAAGCCACAGTATCTCCCGGTCTGTTTAAGCCGAATGATGCGTCGCAACCAAAGATGACGGGTCTTGTGCCACCGTCACCTAATAATGCGGTCGACTTTTTACGTGCCGACGGTACTTGGGCCACCCCGCCGGGCGGATCAGCCTCCAATAGTTTCGAAACGCAAACCGTCACCGATACTGACTCGGGCTACTCGTGGTCAGCAACAGGCAGTGCTGTTGCAAGTGTAGCGACAGACACTCTAACATGGGTTAGTGGTCAAGACATAGACATCGATGTAGACCCTGCTAGCCAGGCGATTCGGATTTCCGCGAGCTTCAGTGCGGGAGTGACATTGTTCAATGGGCGCTCGGGTGCTGTCACTCCAGAACAGGCGGACTATGACTCGTTCTTTTTAACGCCCGCAGAAGGCAACGCTGCATATTTGCCCATTGCAGATCATCCACACTCTACCTTCGACCGAGCTAGCAGTGTACTCAGCGGTGCAACTGTGTTTTCGAACATAGTAGTTACTGACGGTATCACCACCGCAATTGCTACACGCAACTTGACTGCCGCAGATGTGGGTGCTTTAGGTGTCAATGCAACGGCTGACAACTCTTTAGCATTGGGGGGTGTGGCCGCTTCCGGTTGGCTTCGATCCAATGTTTCTGACGACTTTGCTGGTGCGACTCTCACCTTTACTGCGGCAGGTGAAGGATTAGAAATAGAGGATGGAGGTAGTAGGGTAGGTAACGCTACACTAGGGGGCCACACACCGAACGATACGCGCCGTATCAATCTTCGGGACGGCAACCCACCCGCCGATGGGGCTCTGTTAATTACAGCCGACTTGTCTGCCGCAAGTGACGCAGGTAGCGAATTAGTTTACATTGACCGTACAAACTTTGAATGGTTAGGTAGCCAAGTCGTTACAGAAGCTACGCTGGGCAGTAACGCCGTCACATCATTCAATTCGAGACAAGGACCCGTTACGCCTCAGCAGTCCGACTACGACTCGTTCTTTCTCACGCCTGCTGAAGCGGACGCAGCGTATCTCGGTATCAACGCTACAGCCGATAATTCACTGGCTCTTGGAGGTGTATCTGCGTCTGGGTTCTTGCGCTCTAATCTTGCCGACAACGTAGATGGTGTTTTAACGTTCAATGCGCGCCCGAACTTCAATGGAGGCACTGGTGGAAGCAGTTCACCCTTTACTGTTGATAGCACGTTTGTCGTAACGAACCTCAATGCTGACCTCTTAGACGGTGTTCACGCCAGTGGGTTTTTCCAGTCTACATCCAATAATATCGTTTCTGGTGCTGGGCTCATAACCATGTACGATAACCGCTCTATACGATTTGGTACGGGCGCGGATGTATCGATGTTCTTCGACGGGGTTGATGATTTCTTTGTCAGCATGGCCAATGGTGTCGATTTTCGGGTTCGCGGGGGTGCTAGCGGCGCAGAACCCATGATCACAGCGCTTGACGATAATGCGGTGGTTTTGTACTTTAATGGAGTTCAAGCGTTTACTACTAGTGCCTACGCTACTACTGGGAATACTTCGAGTGCCCGTGTTCGTGACCATCTAAATAATGACTATGATGTAGGTTTCAACGTATCACCATCCGTTGCGTTGACTGCTGACTTAACACTTGATGACCAACACGTTGGCAAGACGCTCTATAAGACATCCACTACGGCTGGCATCGACATCATATTGCCTACAGGATCGCAGTTTCCTGTAGGAAGCATGGTTAACTTTGTGAACGCGGGTAATAGTACTGTCAACATCAGCCGCAATACAAACGCACTGTATTGGCTAGATGGATCAACTCTGGTTGGAGGTACTGCAAACCGTACAGTTGCGTATGGTGCTGTCATTACTATCTGGCGCCAGCTCTCTGGTGTATACTATATGTGGGGCAACGGAATTTCGTAATGTCAGTCAGTACCATTTTTAATGTTTCAGCGGCCGCAGGTGTTATCGCAGAGCTGGCAACACCACAGCTCACCAGCGCTACGGCTACTAACATTTCTGTTGGGGGTACACCTGCCAACTGCTCTATTACAGTTCATAGAAACGGAGACTATACTAGTACAGGAGCGTCACCTTTCGATCGCACTAATGAATGGTTGCTGTCAGGTGATAAAGGCACAGCTGTCGGGGATGATTATGAAGCCTTCCTTTCTGGTTCGGGTAATACCCCATCTGGACCCGCATTAGATGAATGGCACACAATCAGTTCAGATTTAGTGTGGGTATTGCAAGGAAGCTCAACACTCACTTTTACAGGCACATTACAGATCAGACAGCGGACTGACACGACTAACAATGATAGTGCATCGTTCAGTCTACAGATTAGCGCTATTTAATACTACCCAAAGGAGAAGATCATGCATTCATCGAACGTCCGGTGGGCCGACGTTGAAACCCGCCTAAGTACGGCTACGGGCAACCTACTAATCACACTTACCCAAGCAGAAGAACTATACCTAGAGTTGTTAGAGGTGTATAATTATGCCGGGAGTTCAGATCAACTCATGGCAGACCTGTTATTCAAGGAAGTCTGGGAGGGTCGTGGTGATACCCAAGCTTCTGCAGACGAAGTAAGTAAGGTTACCGATGTCCGAAATGCTATTTTGGCCCTACACGACTTATACCTCGCACTTGACAATAACGCTCTTACAGCAGAAGACCGAGCCACAGCACTAAGGAGGATGAGTTAGTGATGCAAGTAACAAAGGCACAATTAGAACAGGCATTGCACACCGGACTAAAAATGCTTCGTGATGATAACGTACGTACCCCGAACAGTTGGAATCGCGATTTGATAGTCCTCGACGACATAATCAGGAGTCTATTAGCAGGCCAACTGGAAATCAATGTTGTAGGTGAACCTGAGTCACCTGAGCCACTTAAGTCGCATAAAGTAGGCGAAATGCTAGAATAAGTTAGGTAACGATCGTTAACAATAGAGGAGTAAGATAATGAGTGAAGACATGTTGGTTTTTGGCGGAATAGTTATCGGTTTACTGATCGCTGTAGGCGCAGTAATGGTTTGGCGACATTCTCAGAAAGGACCTTCGTCAACGGGCGGTCAGACTGGTGAGCGACCGTCCAATAAACCGGAGATCAAGAAATGAGGTTATTTTTAATCACGCTGCTCTTGCTCGTACCTGTAACAGTGCTAGCAGGAGGCAAATGCGAGCATCCTCGTTTCATGGAGAAGAATTGCGGCGAGCCGCCGCCAGGTCTACCAGGTCCTCCGGGTCCCGAAGGTCCTCCGGGTCCCGAAGGTCCTCCGGGTCCTGAAGGCCCGCCGGGACCTCCTGGACCTTCGGGTCCGCCGGGACCGATCGGTCCTCAAGGAGAACAAGGGCCTCCCGGACCACAGGGACCGAAAGGTGATAAGGGCGATCCAGGCGAAGTACCTGTCGAGTGGATAACTACGACTAATCAGACATTTAACCAGTTTGATCAGCGATTTGAGTCGTATAGACAGGCAGTAGCCGCCGCTGCCGCTATGCAAGTACATCTTCCACAAGATCAAAAGTCTAGACTGACACTTGGTGCAGGGTCTGTCGGAAGCACGCTTGGTCTTGGCATTGGTTATGCGTATCGTATGGATGACGAGCGAAACACAGCTCTTACGTTAGCAGTTGGACGTGCAGGTAGTGAGACTGCTATACAGGGGTCAGTCGGTTTTGAGTTCGGCGGCAGCAGGCCGCTACCTCCGCCACCGGAACCGGTTGTAAGAAAAGAAGTGGTAGAGAGAGTAGTCGTAGACGACCCTCGTACTGCCGAACTAGAGCAAAAACTCGCTATGATGATGGAGTATACGGACCAATTGGAGTCTCGCCTGGAGGATCTTGAGAACACCAAACGAGTAGTGCAGAGAACGATCGTGCAGACGCCCTATTTATCTGCAGAGCAAAAGGCAGCCCTATCTAGTATAAAGGGAGGCAAGTGATGCCAAATTTTATTAAGGACAATGGCGGTATTCTCGTTCTTCTTGTATTCGTGGTAGGTATAGGGGCTGCCTACCTGGAATGGCGAGTAGCAGAGAATACTGAGGCAGCTGTCAATGATGCCGGCGGAGTGACGCCGGACCAGCTAGCAGAAGTTCAGTCACAAGTAAAAGAAGTTAGGTCCATGGCCGAGCGTAATGACGAGGACATAGACAAATTGGAAGATAACGACAAGCGTTTTGACGACAAGATCGATCGCATAGTCGATATTCTATTGGAAGATTAGGTTTAAGGTTGTTTGGGAGTAAGACGTGTGGAAGAAGATGGCAAGATCAATGGAGTCAAACTCAATGGATATCGGCCGCGTAGTTATGGAGATCTTGTTGCTATCGCCGTCCTTATTTCTATGCTTGTTTCTGTTGTTGCATGGGGCCTAAAGCTGGAGGAGGAACTTAACACTGTTCGCAACGAGTTATTTCAAATTCGTATGCAAGTAGGTAACGGCATTTTACCTCGCTCAGAGGAACGCATCAATGTCTTGTTTAAAGAAGTAGATGAGCTTCACGAGGATTTTGACGACCACAGAAAAAGAGATCACTAGTAGGGAACCTCAATAGCCCCTGATTCAGGGGCTATTCTATACGTCCTCTCTCCATCGTGTAGCTACTGGGTGAAATGGGATGCCGTCTTTAGTGAGCATACTGTACTCTATTGTAACGTGTTTTCCGATATAGTGGTCCGCATTATAGAGTGTTTCTCTCTTGGCGTCAATGCTTCCAGGCGCGGACACTCTGAATCTCTTTCCGAGACTGTCCTCACACTCTAAAATCGCCCACCCATCTCGTGATTCGTGTATATTGACGCACTTAAATTCAGCATCAAACATCTCCTTGACTTTAACAAGAGACTGTGATCTTGCTCCAACCTCATAGCCCTTCATTCCGTGTCGTATAATAGAGCCCTCGTATCCAGATTCTCTGTGATGTCGTAAGATCGGTCCGATAAAGTCATATGAATCTATCCTCCCAGTTTCTGCGACCATGATGTGTGGATGATCCTCTAATACACGAGCCCGTAGCATCATGTGTATAGAGTTATATCTCTCTATAAACGGAGCAGAATGAACGATGTCAAAGATAATAAACACCAGATTACGAGACTCTGCTTGATCGCGCTTAATCCAGCTAGCGATTGTTTGAAGAGGAGTACCGTGATGGTAAAGCTCACCGTCCAAGATAGTACCAGAAGGAAGATTAGATAAGGAATCCAGTATATGTTTAACGGATGTGATAGGTTTACCCAGTCTACTCCAAGCGCGTGCGTCACCGTCCTGTACCTCCACCATCATACGATGGCCGTCGTATTTAGGTTGGACGAATGCGTTCGTCCAATCGATAGTCGATACACGCTTGAGTGACTGGGCTAGCATTGGTTTTATGTTACCGGAGGCGTCTCGTCCTCGGTTCTTATGTGCTTTATCGAGCGATAGACAGTAGCCCTTATCCATCTGCTTGTTGATACGTGACTTAGCTCTACTTATAAGTTGTTCGTTGAGAGTACGACTGGCTTTACCTTCTGGTACGTCCTCGATCTGCGTCTGAAGCGCTCCACCCAACACACCGTAGTTGATAATGAGCTGATTACCAACGATTTGTATCGACCAGATGCGCTCTCCGCCGCTCTTGTCTACTTTATAGAGTGTCACTTTTCGGTCTGACATCTATTATTCTCCGTTCAGATCGTTCAGTATAGTTATACACTAGCAGAGAATAGTAGATATACTACTGTCTCTCCTGTTTCCAACCGCGAGCCATTAGGCACTGTTTTGTTATATTGGCGCGCTCGAAACCGATCGCTATAACTGAACCGTAACCGTAATCCGGCACAGCCTTAGTGGCTTCGTACTGACAGGCGGTCTTATCTTTTTCAAACTCGCTGGCCGTAGCACCCGGCTTATTCCAGGTAGCTGTAGCACAGCCGTGGATCAGAGTAAGTAGTGCTAGCGCTGCGAGTTTTTTCATAGTATTCTCCTAAATCTTATACGTTCAGCGTTATACGATCCATGATCCTGGTTAGTCGGCGTGCCTGCATGATTGCGTCATGATCAGCTCGATGAGGAATGAGATCTGAATCAAATTCTTTCGGCAGAAAGAAGCCGAATTCAGACTTAAATGTTCGATAGCATCTCTCTTGCCAGAAATTCCACGGAGCGTCCATATCACACATTTTGTACGCGTGTTTGAGTATGATTAGATCGAATGATGGACTATTGGCCCATATCTTTGGGTAATCTTCTTGTCTTGTTACTCCATCATACCAGGCCGTAAATGCTATTAGAACGCTCTCTATTGACGGGTATATCGATATTTCTAAGGATTCCTTGGCCTCGTCTGACTGCTCGTCCCACCAGCCGAGCGTGCCCTCGTCGTACGTGTAACTGAAATCGTTCTCAGCATGCATATCATCATAGAACTCTTTTCGCACACCACCAAGAAATACATTGCGCTGATCGAGAGTACAGGCGCCTATCTGCAGTATGGCAGAAGTCGGACTAACTCCTAAGGTCTCAAGATCTACCATTACGTCATATTCGCTCATACTCCTATCTCCTTAAGCAAGCCGCACTCCGTACATTCTCTAAATATCGTACTGTCACTCTTAGTCCGCTTGCTGGAAGACACCCAGTGCCGATGCTCGCAGACCTCGTCTATCTCATATATCGTCATTTGTTCTGGGAAATGCTCCCAAATTCTGCCTTCTCTAGAAGACTCCCACATATCTCTAAGCTGTTCATGACCTGGGTAGCGATCACTAAATACTATGCGCTGACAGCTTGTATTCATTAACAACTTTATGCAATGTACACACGGACTAGTCGTACAGTACGCTGTATTTATTGCTTCGACGTCGGAGCACTGAAGAAGTGCATTGGCTTCCGCGTGGATGGCCTCGCACTTATCCAGATCCTGTCCAGAACTTGACCTAGAACCTTCGCAAGGACGTTCAAGACAATTTGTAACGCCGCGAGCACGGCCATTATACCCAGTAGCAATAACATGATTGAGATTATTGGTAAGGACGCAACCAACCTTACGACGAAGACAAGTACCACGTAAACTGACGAGTTGCGCCATCTTGATGAAGTACTCATCAACTTCCATTCTCCCTGCTGTATCGGTTGTCATTCAACCACTCCGTAAACTGATGATTCTTTTTATCGCAGTCTTCTGATTTAAAGGACATAAGATTAACTACCTCACGTCTATCAAATATTTCTGGGCAGTAGATCTCGTAGTACCCGTCACGACCTTCGTCGATAATCTGGTCCAGCATATCAAAGTGTCTCTCATATACGTGGAAGCTGTCGACTTTATGGGTATACGTACCAAGCGCTAGTCCCTCGTACGTACTGACGAGCATCTTGTAGACCATCTCGTGTAGAACAGAGAAACAGAAAACGTCGTTAGTGAAACCCCACATAGCGTCCTGGCTACGCATGTTCACGCTCATATAGAGACTATTATCTCGTATACGAAACGAAATACTCTCTGTACAGACGATGTCCTTATTGCCTTCATAGAGATGGTTTACGCTGAGCATCGGTATGACGGCCTGTCGCGTATCTCTGTCTCTTATGAGTTGGTCTACGACCCAATCTATACCCGCTTCACCGCCAGGCATGTACCTCAGTCTGAACCAGTATTGGCCGTAATTAGAGTGCCACCCTCCGCCATCAGGAACCTCTAGATCTTCCCACATAGACGCTGATTTTGTGATCATTCGATTATATCGATCGCCTGTAAGATACCACAGCATCTCGTACTTGGCGTAATCAAGGTTGAATTTGCGAGCTCTAAAGGACGTAAATCTACAGCGCGGCGGGAGCGTCACCATATAGTCCTGTATCTCCAGGACCTTTAGGCCTCTCGGTGATACTAGCTGGCCCTTAGTGCGAAGGTCTTTGTAGACGCTTAGAAAACGCATGATCTATTCTCCCTACGAGTTGACGGAATGACATGACCTTAAAGTCATACGATATTACACCTGGCAAGTCATGGGCCATACGAACATAGTTATTTCGTACTATTTTGTTCTCTGATCTCATACGAGCCTCGTCTTCCTCAGATTCGTAGACTGCACGAGCGTGTCCATCGAGATTTTGTGCCGTACATATCACTATAATTACTGGGCTAGAGAGTATTTGATTCACGTAAGAAGCATGCATCTTAAGGTCGGCATCTTCCTGTATCTCCGGTAGATTGCACACGTTACTGATGCCTGTAAACCTGTCCCATACACACGGATACTTTAGTAACCAGTGAGTCTGGTACAGCATACAAATTTCAGCGTGGGCCATGTCTACTGGTGGCGGACCAGCGCTAAAAGCATGAATACCGTAGTGCACGCTTAGCTTGCCGACTAGAGTACTCTTACCAGATGCGTCGGCACCCTCGACTATTATCGATGGCTTACGCACTCTTCTTGGCCTTCTCTAGTATTCGAGCAAACTTCAGCTCTGGGTCCACCCAAGAACTCGGTTTAACTGCGTCGGCAGCATCATAGCCTTCACGACCGACCTTAGTACCAGACTTCTTAAGAAGATTGGCTTGATGTACAGCGTCGAAGAGTTCGGCATGAGTCTTTTCACCGATTCCGTTCTTGTAGAAGATACCCAGAAGAAAGTACTCAAGATCAATCAATCCGTCAAGAATGCCTATGAAATCGCCTCTTTCGTACGACTGTTCTATCTCGTCAATTTCTTCTCTCAATTGATGCATTGACAGCTTAAACTCATCAACTTTCTGTTGGCCGGGTTCTCGCTTGCTTATGCCCAGTATGCTTCGGTTGAAGTTGATAACATCCAGCATCTGCTTGTTTACTGGGATATACTCTATGTCGCTCATGTTATTACCACCGTATACACTCGTTTATCCTCATCGTTACTGAGTTGATATTGATGACATCGCAGCACGTCTTGCATGCTGTACACTATGGGCATTCCGTGCTCGTTAAATGATGTGTTTATGAGCATTTCGTGCTGAGTTTCGACCAGTACTGGGTGTAACCAGTGATCAAAATCTACTATCTGAGGGCGACCCGTATATCCCGTAGGATTATCTGGATCATATATAGGAGTATTGTGGGCCGCGCCTAGAAAATCCGGGTCCATCATTCTATAGTCTCGCGTACAGATCATGTACTCGAGCGACTTGTGGACCTTCGTAATGTTCTCGAACAGTCTAGTAGACTCTCTTCTCGTGACTATCGGAGCCATTGGCATGATAGTCGATCGTCCGTTAAGTGAGTTAATGTACTGCACGTTCTCTACAGTTGGTAAAGCGAGTGTAGTAGTATTGCCTAGTGCGCGAGCACCGAACTCCATCGAATCTCTTACTACATTAACGATCTTGTTCTTGGCGATAAGATCGTTGATGAAGGGCACATACTCATTTGGGTCGTTTACGAAACAGTGTAGTCGCTCGCACTCTAACGGATACGTCTCTCGCTTACCCCACATGAGATGTTCCGGCCATACGAAATCTTTCTCCATAGCATGATAGAGTCCGATAGGAGCACCCTGATCTCCAGCCAGAGGCATTACGCAGAACTGGCCTGGCACGCACTTCGTCAGTTCGTTATTGAGCTTGACGTTCATAAAGAGACCGCCTACGACTATCAAGTTCTCTGGGTCATGCTCTTTTACGATACTCTTCATTACGTACTCTAGCCTGCTCTGCACGTAAAAAGCGACTATGGCTCGCTTGGCCTCTTCCGAGTACTGTCTTTCTACGCCAAGCTTCTTGAGAAATTTGTCGAAGTGGAGAGCATACTGGTATCGAAGAGCGGGAAGAGCATCAAGTGCTAGGAGTGGGTCGTATCGATCGACAGTGTCTCTGTCACGAATTATTTCGAGGTGAGTCTCGGCCGCTTTTTCAGCGAGCTCTGTAACTATCTCAATTTCTTCCTCTATGAGATAGTTGTCAACGTGTGCCTCGTAGCCAAGCAGTTTATACTCATCCTGGTTCTCCCTCATACCCAGGTAAGCAGTAGCGTACTGGTACATTAGACCCAAACTTGACTCGTATCCGAAGGACCTTCGGAACAATTGCGGCTCATGATAGTTATCGAGCCAGTATAGAGACATCGTCTCGCCGAAGTTACCGAAACCATCCGCTACGAGTACTAGAGTATTACTGGCTGGAATTTCGTCTCCGGCAAACGCGCAGGCCGACCAAGCGTGAGCATCGTGATGGGTAAAGTCCATCGATACCGAGTGGACCTTCGCGTTTGGTAGGTTAAAATGGAAGTACAGCGGGTCGAAGTACTTGTCGTGAATTTCCGGTAGCTCACCGTCTACGAACCAATGTGATATGTAGACGTCAGCTATATTCTCGAACTCTTTCGGGTACAGTCGCTTAATCTGCTCTATCGCATTACGAGGAAATGAGCTATCACTCTTTTTCTTCGTGAGTCGCTCTTCCTCATAGCCCGCAATTACGTGACCGTTACGAAGCAGTACGGCACTCGAATTATGTCCTAGTGATAGGAGTAATCGTGACATTACACGTCCTTAAATGGTGAGGACGCTGGACAGAAAAGAAGTACTTCGCTGAGTGGGCACTCTTACCTCTCGTCTGGTTGGATCCAGCGTCCTCGTTGTATTTCTACTATTCTCCGCTAGTATATAACTATACTGAACGATCTGAACGGAGATTACCAGGAACTCAACAATGCGTCCATGTCCTCATCCTGCGACTCAGACTGCGCACTCGCTGCCGGCGGTGCCGGCTGCTCAGCTTCAGTCGCAGCCGGAGCAGCGGGTGCCGACTGATGAGTGACCTGAGCCGCAGAACTGTTCTGATGCTCAAGAACTGGTCTGTCAGACTCCCACTCCTTCTCATTGGCTCGCTTGAGAGCAATCGTACCCTGCTGCTCGTTAAGCACACCAGCGGCATTGAAGTGCAGCATGGCCCAATCAGAGTCTTCATCGATACTGATAGTCGTAATTACTGCCTCGAGCGGAATACCTTGCTTGGCCAGGTCTTTGCCGTAATTAGACAGATTCTTGAGTGATGCCACAGTAATATTGAGCAGATAGGCCGTGCCGTCCTCGATATTCTTGGCATTGACGACGATCAGTCGCTTGGAGTCACGACAAGCCTTAGCCTTACCGCCGGACATCGATTTGGCTGAACCCCACTTATTCTGCGGACATGTAGCACAGTCAGTAGACTGTGGCGAAGTAATCCACGAATCAGGGCGAACACCATCATATGATGAACAGTCTGGCGGAGAGCTGTCACCTGGTTCGTAAGCACCTGCGTAGAACGTCTTGGCCATACCATTTTCAGGTTGTACGCCGACGATAACTACGTGAATCGGGTCGGCCGTCTTCATCTTAACCTCACCATTTTCGATGAAGTTGAATCGACGTGACTTGAGACTGATTCGAGGTACCGAGTCTACCGTTGATACCACCTTGTCTGCATCTGCCTTGGCTTCACCGGCGTCAATCTTTGCCTTCAGCCAATCTGGTAGAGCGAGTTCTTTACTCATTATTTTCTCCTAACCTGTATTCCTTCTTCCACAACATACTCGACACCTATTTCCTGAGGTGCCAAACCCTTGTCGCCCTTAGCTAGCTCTTCAGCCATTATTTCCTTAAAGTGTAGCTTGGCGACACGTTTTTCTACGAGTCCGAAGTCATTCTTTTCAACCATGTAGCGGCATAGCTTTTCCCAACCCTCCGGGCCGGCGACACGAGCAAAGTCTTTGTCGACTTTGAACGCTGTTCCATGGTCGGTCTTGAAGCTATTAACTCCGAGCTGTCTAGAGACTTCCAGGATATCGGCTTCGATGATAGCCATATCTCCTTTTGCTCTTATTTCGTACTCTTTGAACTCTCTACGCTTGTCAGATAAGGCATCTCGAATTTCGACATAGGCAGAGACGAGATCATCAATACTCTTCGGTGCTTCGTCTTCATGTATGAGTGTACTTGCGTCTGGCATCAGTAGTCTCCAACTTAACTAACAGTTCATTATACACCAGGATTATCCTCAACGTATACTGGTTCCTAACTGGAAGACAGTAGCTCGAGCAGTGCTTGGCTCATGTTTTCCTTTCCATCAAGTGCTTTGTACGTGCGTCGCTCTGCCGGACTATTATGCATTCTCGTAACAATTTGTGTGCGCTCTTGGCCGGGTCTTATGATACGCGCGTTAGCTTGCTTGTGTACTTCGTTGCTCGGCACCGGTGTAAACCATACGATATGTCTACAGGCTACAAGCGTCAGACCGTGTGACGAAGTGGCTGGCTGCGCCACTAGTACCTCCAAATCGCCGTCCTGAAAAGCGTCGTATATGACAGTACGCTTATTCTTGTTCAATCCACCATATACGGCGTCGACCTTTACTCCTTTCTTAGCTAAGAAGTCTCTTATCTGAAAAATAGAGGCCTTAAAAGTAGAGAATACGAGTAACTTATCTCTCCCAGACTCTTCGAATATATCGTAGAGTTCGTTGAGCTTTGGCTTATTATCGATCAGATTAAACTGGCCATCTTCGTCATAAATGCATCCGGCTGAGATTTGAAGTAGCTTGAGCGCCTTAACACCGGCATTACTAGCACTTATCTCACCGTTCTGATATTGAGTGAGAAATAATTCCTTCATCTCCTTGTACATACGAGCTTGTTCGGTACTCATTTTTATCGACCGCTCCTCGTATACCGTTTCTGGGAGGTCGACACAGTCTCTTAGCTTATGTCGTATAGCGGGCGAGAGGATGTTGGAGACAATGTTTTGCCAGCCAGGTCGAGGTACGTAATTATACATATCGAGCTGAATCATAACAGCGTCACGAAAATACGTCCAATAACCGCCGAATTGCTTCAAGCTAGTCGGATTGATGGTCTTAGCCTGACCGAACGCATCTAGCGGAGAATTGGCAGTCGGTGACCCAGTCATTCCCCACAAACCTCTTCTCTTTTTCTGACTGTGCACGTGTCTTACTACACGCTGCATACACTTGGTTCTCTGTGACTGGTTATTCTTAAAAGCCGTAAGCTCGTCGATGATGATTGCGTCAAACTTCTTAGCCTTTAGCTCATTCTCTATCGTCTTAATACCATCATGGTTAATGATGTAGTAGTGAGCCTTGGTCGCTAGCCGTGCTAGTCTTTCCTTTTTAGAACCATGTAATACCTGGTATGTACGATGTGGCATTCTGGTTCTTAGTTCCTTTGCCCACACAAAATCAAGAGTTGATAATGGCGCTACGATGAGTACACCAGTCTCTATCTTATTGTGAAGGAAGAGTATATCCGTCGCCCAGAGTGATGAGAGTGTCTTACCAGTACCCATCTCATCGAGTATGAAGCCAACATTATTTCGCAGCATAAACTGCACTGTCTCGACCTGGTGGTCGAACGGCGCGGGTACTCCAGGAAACGGATATGCTTCACGTAGATTCATAGAAACGAGGCGCCTCCCCTACTACCACGAACGACATCTCCGAGGTAATGAATGATTGCGGTTCTACATGAAACGAGACGTTCTCGACTATAGCTAGAAATTCTGAGCTCCTCAGCTGGTCGAAAGACGTGGGTATCTCCATTCGTATCGGTGCGCGACCGTCTATGGCTTTGTTCAGGAATTCTACGGAAGCAGCACTCTCAAGATAGAACGAGATATTGCCCTGAATGAAGGACTTACCTAGAATCACGTCAGGATCGGCCAAGGGTCGACGAACATCGTCAGAGAGTCTGAGGTTATGGTCTACTGTAACGTCCCACGAAATCACTCCGTTCGGACCGACTTTATACATGTCAGCTTCTATGATGTTAGTGATAATTTCCTTCTCTTGTGCGAAGGTGATTATATCTTTGCGGCCACTAGGGACTTGTAGTAAGACTGGTGCTGCCGCCAATCCTTTTAATATGTCTCGTCGGTTCATGGTATTATGTTGTTTTTATCTGTAAGAATTAGTTACAATGCCACCGCTATCAGTACAAGCGCTAAGAGGCCCTGGTATGCCAGGACCTCCGACGCTTTTCTCTTGCGCTCGTCGTCTACTCTCTCGAGCTCGTTTTGCGCGTTCTGCTGGTGCATTTCAACTTTGTCCACCAGTACATTAAATGCAGCCACAGCTTCGCTAGCTATCTCGCCGTTTCTCTTAGCTATTTCAGCGTTGGCCGCACCAGTCTCTTGGCATCGCATCTGAAGACCGAGATTGTACGCTTCCATATACACTACGTCTCGTCCATCTATGGTGCCCTGTAAGAGTTCAGGCCATTCGCACTGAGGCAGTGGATTTACTCCGCTCGCCTCAATCTTCTCTTGCTCAAACGGAATTAGCTCGGCATACGAACTACACCCTGCGAGAATTGTACTCGTCGAGCAAGTCGCTAACACTGCTACTGTTTTCGCTAATCTTGTCCAGCTTCCTGATCGCATCTTCCTTCCTCTTATTGGCCCTTGCTTCGGCGTCTTTGAGTTTAGTCACGTGATGATCGATTTTCTCATCATACTCCTCAATCTCAGATTCTTGGAGATCTCGTAACTTATCGTTAGCCTTATTTTCGGACCTTCGAGCTGACTTCAGTTTGACTGCGGCCAGCCCGAAGAGTACGGCTCCAACGAATACGTAGAGGTATCGCTTAATTAGAGCAAGATATTTCATGTCTTAGCCTTATCCGCATCAATTCCACCAATAGAGTTAGCCATGAATCCAACCATGAAGGCAGATACGTGCGTTAACTCTCCTGCCGACATCAGTCCGAAATATCCGCCTACACCAGCCATTACGATCAGAAATGTCTTGTACGGATACATCGACAAGTATTGCCACAAACTAAACGTGCCTACAGTCTGGCGCACCTCTACTACCTTTTTTACAATGTGAGTGATGTTGCCGAGCAGCATCAATCCAATCGTAGACAGAATGAACATCGTATCCATTGCAGTACCTCATTTGTGCTTCAACGATAGTATTAAGTTCCTCAATCGTTTCTTGATTGAGGGTTTTTTGCACGTCGTAGTAGCACGATACCCGAAAGGACCTCCGGTCACTTCGAGCGCGTAGTAGTCTTTGTATAGTGTAAATCTGTCTACGCGATAGCTGTACTTATGGTTTTCGTATTCTATCTCTTTAGTCTCACCTTCCTCGATACTCGCGGTAACTTCAGGACCTGATAGAGATAATTTCTTCGACCGTCTCATAGATTTCCTGCATCTGGTCTTCATTGCGACCGTATACTGTAGCCCAAATGCCACCGGCTTTCTCGATACGTCGGCCCTCCAGCTTCTGTAATTCTGTAAGCTTACCCTTAATGGTCTTGACCTCAATGCAGACGAAAAGACCTTTAATACACATGACCAAGTCTGGCACGCCCCTCTTACCATACTGGCCTACATGAGTGACGTAGATATAGGAGTCAGGGTATCGCTTTAAGATTCTTTCTTTTATCCAGCTCTTAACCGCGCCTTCTGGCGTAGGCATTATTTTCTCCTTATAACTGCTTGCTAAATTCACACTGCGTGCGAGTTGCCGGGCACCACTTGCAATACTGATTGATCTTCGGTGGCCAGTTTTTCTCTGCATTGACTTTTTCGTGTTGCTCGACGAAGTGCTTTCTAAACTCGTCATATTGGTCTCGAGTAAATCGCACGTTCACGGTCTGCTTGTGGTCTACGAAGAAGTAAGCCACATCGATCTCTTCTACTTCTGGCTCGACAGCGAAGAGCATGGCCGCATTGAGGTGTAGCTGGCCGCCATACTGATTGTATTCGCGGACCTTTCCAGTTTTGTAGTCACCAATAAGGGCCTTTCTTGGCTTGAATGCTATCAAATCGAGAATGGCTCGAAGATAGGCGCTCTTGTCGAACCAACCGATCTTATTCCAGTTCTTGTCGATACAGAGTTTTTGTTCTGGCAGTACGCTGGTGTAATTGTCGAAGATCTTTTCGATAATCGGCACTGCGTTCTTCGCCTCCTCGGCCATCGGTGGTTTATCGAAGTTCTGACCGGCATTTTTCCACATAACGTAATGCTCAAGTTGCTCGTGAATACGATTGCCTCGAGCGAAATGTGGATTATTGCTGTCGTCCGGAAATGCTTTGTCCAGAAACTGGAGCTTAAACTTGCGAGGGCAGTTCTGATAAGTACTCAGTCTGCTGTATGATAGTGCTATCTGTCCCATTAATCCTTCCTATTGTATTCGTCCGATGTAGTTGCCACTTCTGTCATAGATAATTCGATTGGCTTCATCGACCGTGCCGACAAAGTTTCCCTGACCATCGTAAATTCGAACAGCGTCGTTGGACCTTTTGATGTTCATATTTTCATAGCCAGGATGTAGATTCTCGAGAGCACACGCCGTGAGCAAGCACGAGCTCGCCAGAAGAATTAGTGTGGACCTTTTCATTATTTTTCTCCTCATACGGTCTTTACTGTACCAAACGATGTGCCGACTTTGGCATCAAATGGTAGCGGAAGCTTAATGTCTCTATTCCATAAATGAGACCAGTTAGTCCGATTAAGTTCATCACGCATTTCACGGG